GCTCCATACTTCAACGCGACAGTAAAGGCTTTGATCACAAAGGGCTACTTGTTGATGCCACCTGGTAGCCACAGCCCTGTCGAGACACCGTTCTTAATTCCCGATCATATATGGGAAGCAATTAAAGCTGATCTTCGAGACGCTAATCTTGGGGACTTAGTCGGAGCTAGGCCGTTTGATCGGTGGTAATTGAGAATAATCATGACAGATGATGAAAGAGCGGATAGCCTCGAAAAGGCTTCCATTGATGCATCAGTAGAAGGTCTGAAAGCCTTGTTGTTGCTTAACGGCGGGGCCTGCATTTCGCTGCTGGCATTCTTGTCTGCGGTGATGGCCTCCGAAAGTATGAGCCCGAGGAAAGCGAAGTTCATCGCCGGAGCGACTGACGCCTTGATTTACTTTGCAATTGCGGCAGGTCTATCTGTCGTCACGTGCGTCTTCGCTTACCTCGCGAATCAATGCTACTCGTCCCACTTACGTTGGCGCGAGCGATATCCCAATCATTGGAAGTACGGTGATTCCTGTACTCGAGGAGGACTGGTAAGCACCGGACTATCGTTAGCCCTGTTCTTTGTCGGCGTTTACACGATCTGGGCCCATATTAGCTGATCGGGCTGTAGTCGGCAGCGTCCCACTTTCCTCGATTCTTGACCACTAGGTTACTTAGTGAAAAGCTGCTCTTGTTTCGGCGTGAGACTCACGGTTCAATTCCTGATGGGTCATAAGGAGGGTTGTCATGTTTGAGGGGCTGAAGCGTAAGGCGCGGATGAAACGCGCGATCGAATACCTCAAGCAGCACCCCGAAGATGAGCCAGCCGTTAAAATCATTCTGGCATCAGTCGATCTTTTGAATAGCGGATCAGCTCGCACATGCGCTGAGATTACTGCCCAACGGCGCTTCACGGATGACGAATGGCGGGACTTTGGTCCGCGCTGGGAGCGAGCCTGGTATTACATCCTCCGATGATTGGCTTGGGCATCAGTATCGTCCGAGCCGTTCCAGCTCGCCGGTAATGTGGCGGAAGCTATCCGATGTCCATTTAAACGATGCGGCCAAATCTCGTTGAGCGCATCGACATCGATTGGTGCAAAAAAACCGCCCGGCCAATACCGAGCGGTTTAAATCGACTGGAGATATTTATGCTATTAGAACTTGTAGTTCAGCCCAACCCGTACAGTGTGAAAATTCACCTTGCTTTCCAGATTGTAGTTGAACAGATCCGCATCCGTATAGTTGATCAGGGTCCGCTTGCCGAGGTCGGTGTAGAGATACTCAGACTTCAGCGTCCAGTTGTTGTTGATCGCGTATTCAGCACCAGCACCGATCGTCCAACCTGCCTTGGTCTTCGAAGTGGATTCGCCAATGCTGTCCACACCGTCGGACAAGCTGTAGCCCGACTTGACCTTGCCGTAAGCAAGACCACCCGTACCGTAAACGAGCAAGCGCTCGGTAGCAGCATAGCCCAGACGAGCACGCACGGTACCGAACCATTCAATCTTGGTTTCGGCGTTCGCGCTAAGGCCGTCGGCATGGGCGGAGACATCACCCTTTACGGTTGAGCCTTGGAAGTCAGCTTCTGCGCCTACAACAAACCGATTGTCGAATTGCCAGTTGTAGCCAACCTGCACACCGCCAACAAATCCGCTTGCATTAAAGTTCACCGAACCAGAAACCAGCGTTTCATCCAACAGTTCGTCATAAACAGAGAATGGGTGCTTGAATTTCCCGCCAGCATAACCCGCATTGATACCAATGTAGCCGCCGGTCCACGAAAATGTGTCCACTGCGACTGGTGCAGGCTCTGCTACGATTGCGTCGGCAGCTTTCGCGCCGGAAACAAAAGAAACAGCAATAGTGGAAGCGAGCAGAATCGATTTCAAACGCATATTACCCCCTTAGATGGACAAGAAAGATCAAAACTTTCAAGGATATCTAAATACCCATTTCCGCAACAATGTCTGTAGCCAAAGTGCAACACCCGCAGGTTAGATCAACCATTGGTTTAAAGGAGAGACACCGTTGTGTGAATATCCCTCCTTCTTTTTCCCCTTCATGTCTCGCGCTACCCGGATAAGTGGGGCGGTACTGCATGTGGGTGGATAGGTGCGCTAGTCGGACCCTTTCGGGCGAGGCTCTCACAACGTCTTTACGCCACCCTTAACCGACTACGGTTATCTTCGCTGGCCGTCAGCTACATGCGAGGGACGGCCACGAACGAACCGCAACCTTCACGACTGTCGCCGCCTCGCATTCCGTTGAGGCGTTGCCTCGAATAGGAGAGGCCAACCCAGCAGCAACTAGATTGGCCTGAAAAAACATTTGTGAAAGTCAATTTCTAGGCGCAACTCTGCACCTTAAAATCTGATGTCATTTATTATTGAACCGAGATGACTTGTCAATCATGTGTTAAGAAATTGGGGCGTCTATCCCCAAGTCCGCCAAGTGGTGCAGCTTCATTTTGATTGAATCAACTATATTTTCCTCTTCCACCACTTCGTTGATCTCAATCCCCGTTACTGCAGCCTGAAAGCGAATAGCGTCGACGGCTTGTTCCGGTCTCATATCAAACCATTCCCCATGCAACCACAGACCCTCCTCATCGAGCATCCTGTGCACAGCTTTCTCTAGTAAACTACATTCCGTCCTAGTATTAGTCCAAGCTGAATAATCCGCTTTAATAGGACGCCATACAGAGGTCTGGAGTGATTTGACGCGGCTGTACCCGTGGTTAGCAATGCCGATCTTGCAAGGCCAACTGTTGTCTGGCGAAACGACATAAATAGTCGACCTCTCAAAACCAAACTTCCTCCAGTTTGCTAACCATACATGTTCTTCTGGCTTCCCATAATTTCTTAAGCGCCTGAAATATTCTAGATAATAGGTAGGGTCCTCATGCGGCCTGCCCTTCATGATTTTCTACGCTTATTGTCAAGCATGAAGTGCCTATGCAGGGCGTTACACACAAGTCTTGTGGAAGGAAGCAGGTGCGGGAATTCTTGATCCTGAATTACCACGTATTGCAGGCCTGCCCAAAGGTTCTCGGATCGTTCTTCTGCCTGCGCTTCGTGAATGGCCGCTTGGGCTGATTTATACGC